AAGTGTATTATTACAAGTACACCAAACCAAGACGATGACCAATTTGCACAAATTTGGAGAGAAGCAAACAAAACTCAAGACGAATTTGGAAATGAAAAAGAAACGGGGAAGAACGGTTTTAAGGCTTATAGTGCAGATTGGACAGCACACCCAGATAGAGACCAAGTATGGGCAGACGAAGAACAAGGTAAAATCGGTGAAGAACGTTTCCGTCGTGAACACTTAAACGAATTCATTGCATTTGATGAAACATTGATAGATAGTATAAAACTTACTACAATAGAAGCAAAAGATGTTTACAAGAAAACAGGACAAGTACGTTGGTATAGACCTATACAAAAAGGTAAAACGTATATTGCAGGATTAGATCCAAGTTTAGGAACAGGCGGCGATAATGCAGCAATACAAATTTATGAATTGCCTGGCATGAAACAAGTTGCTGAATGGATGCATAATAAAACTCCTGTTACAGAACAAATCAGAATACTTCGTGGCATGTTATCTGAAATTGAAGAAGCAGCACCAGAAAGTGAAATATACTGGAGTGTGGAAAATAATACACTAGGTGAAGCAGCACTTGTTGTTATTCAAGAAATGGGTGAAGAAAATATCCCAGGAACGTTTATTAGTCAGCCAAAAAGTGCAGGCGGCAATAGAGTGTATAGACGTGGATTTACTACTACTAACAAATCAAAATTAGCAGCATGTAGTAAATTTAAAAACTGGGTAGAAACTGATAAAATGGAAATAGCAAGTAATACATTACTTCGTGAAACAAAAACATTCATTGCACGTGGTGCAGCGTATGCAGCAAAAGACGGCGAAACTGATGATCTTGTTATGGCAGCATTGTTAGTTGTACGTATTGCACAACAAGTGGCACAGTATGATGAAGCAGCATACAATGAATTAAAAGATAGCTTCTCAGATGAAGAAGATCTTGCACCTATGCCAATGACGTTTTTGATATAAATACATTATAAGAGAAAGATAATAGATAATGTTGAGTTCAGAATTAGTTGCAGAAAAGATTTTTAAGATACTCAAGGGCAACGGGCACAATTTAAAATTGTTTACAGACGATGGAACTGACACAGTAGATCCTGCTGAAGCCAGACGTTTCTTCATGCCAGATACATCTACTATGATTAGCTTAGACGAAACAGATAATCGTCGTGAAGTTAAAGTAAGTATTGGCGCAAATACAAAATTAGATGAACTAAAAGACACATTATATCAAGTAAAAAAACTAGCAAATCAAAGCATCATTGAATACACACTAAAACAATATACAAAAGCAATAGAACCAAAAGACTTTGATTACCAAGCACAAAAGGTAAGAGATATGAATCAAGTAACTGAAGCAATCGGCGCAGCATATGGTAGCACAAAAAGCAGCTATCAAAAATTAGAAAACGCAAGACTTGTTATTAAACACAACAAGCCAGTCAATGAAGAACAGCGTGGATCACGTAGTCGTAATATCCAAGCAATTTACATTGAAAATGCAGAAGGCGAGCGTTACAGATTCCCAAGCAATAACTTAGCAGGCGGTCGTGCTATGTTACGTCACGTTAAAGAAGGCGGCACACCATATGACGACTTTGGACAACATATCGTTGAACAGTGTAACGAACTAAAGAAACTTAAAGAGTTTAAACGTTATAGTGAAAAGAATGGACTAGTCAACGAAGATACAGCAGATATTGTTGAAGCAGTTTCAGGACGTATTAATAATATCCGTGAAACACTTAGCAAAATGAAAGGCAGTAGAAGTTATGCTGCAATGCTAGAAGCATTTGAATCAAAAGATGAACAGTTAGATGAAGATGATCTAACAGAAGTTAAAGACAAGTTTACAGTTCAGTATTTTGATGAAAATGTAGAAGGTGCTCTACCTTATGTACAAGCACTTGTAAAAGAAATGCAAGCAGTACGTGAGCACAATACAAAAGTACAAGAAACAATTAACAACCTTGTAAGTGTTGTTGAGAATAGTAAAACAGTGTGGATGAAAGAAGGAACGGATCTAGTAGGCGATCCAGAAAATCCTATGAATCACACATTTGAGGATAGTTCAGCACGTGCACAATTAGGTGCAGTGATGGAGTATATTGCTAACGTTCTAGACGAGAATGAAGGCACATTGTCTAACTTACTGGCAGAGGCAAGTAAACTAGTTGACAGCATCTCAGATGATGCTATGCTAGGAAAGTCAGCACGTGCAATTGCAACGCTGATGCCTAAGCTACAAGAAACAGTAAGAGAGACAGATGTACAAGAACAAAAAGATGACTGGGAAACACAACTTGAGGGTGTGTTCGAAAGTTATGACGTTAAGAAAATTTTTACTTGACACGTTCTTAAACATCATATATATTAGTGACAATAAGTACATTGTCGCAAAGGCAAACTTAGGCAAAAACATAGGCATATTAAAGGAGAAAAACTATGGCATCATTGGCAGAAATCAGAGCAAAACTACAAGCACAAGAAAACCGTGGAGGCGGTAATCAATCAAGTGGAGGAGGCGATAATGCAATCTTCCCATTTTGGAATATCCCAGAAAATTCAACTAGTGTAATTCGTTTCCTTCCAGATGGAGATACGAGTAATACTTACTTTTGGCGTGAGCGTCAAATGATTCGACTAGAATTTGCAGGTGTCGAAGGACAACCAGATTCTCGTCGTGTAACAGTTCAAGTACCATGTAATGAAATGTGGGGACCTGTAGGTAGTTGCCCAATTTTGTCAGAGGTGCGTAACTGGTTTAAAGACCCTGCATTAGAAGATATGGGACGTAAGTATTGGAAAAAGCGTAGCTACGTATTCCAAGGTTTTGTTACTGAGTCATCGCTTGACGAGGAATCTCCAGAGAATCCAATTCGTCGTTTCATTATTAATCCAAGCATCTTTAACATTATCAAAGGTGCACTTATGGATGCAGACTTTGAAGAAATTCCTACAGATTATGAAGCAGGTACTGACTTCCGTCTTACTAAGACAACAAAAGGTCAATACAGTGATTACAGTACAAGTGGATGGGCACGCCGTGAACGTTCGCTAAACAGTGAAGAACGTGCTGCAATCGAAACACATGGTCTGTTTAATCTTAACGATTATCTTCCTAAACAGCCTAGCGAAGAAGAACTTCGTGTTATTGGCGAAATGTTTGAAGCAAGTGTAGATGGTAAGTTGTATGATCCTGCACGTTGGGGCAACTTCTATCGCCCAGGCGGTGTACAAATTGATACAAGCAACAGTGCACCTAACAACGGTAGTTCGGTAAGTGCACCTACACCACAACCTGCTCCAGCACCTACTCCAGCAACAGCTCCTGTACAAGAAACTGTACAAGAAACTGTAAATGATACTGGATGGCAAGAGCCTGCACAAACTGCAGCACCTGCTCCTGCTCCAGCAGCAGAAGGCGAAGCGAAGCCTAGTGCACAAGATATTCTTGCAGCAATTCGCAATCGTGGAAACTAATCCTTAACAAACCGGCGGGGCGGCATCTAGTCGCCCCATCCTATATTTTAGGAGATAATTATGGCAAGACCGTTTGACATTGCGAAATTTCGCAAAAGCATTACTAAGAGTGTGCCTGGACTTAGTACAGGATTTAGAGATCCAGATACATGGATTTCAACAGGCAATTATACATTGAACAAACTTGTAAGTGGACGTTTTGACGGCGGTATTCCGTTGGGCAAAGTAAGTGTATTTGCAGGTGAATCTGGCGCAGGTAAAAGTTTTATTTGCTCAGGTAACTTGGTACGAGAAGCACAAAAGCAAGGCATTTTTGTTGTGCTAGTTGATACCGAAAACGCACTAGACGAAAAATGGCTACATGCATTAGACGTAGATACAGCAGAAGATAAACTGCTCAAACTAAACGTGGCAATGATTGATGATGTTGCTAAACTTATTAACGAGTTTATGAAAGACTACAAATCGCAATATGCAGACAAAGACGAAGAAGATCGTCCTAAAGTATTGTTTGTAATTGACTCGCTAGGTATGATGCTAACACCAACAGACATTAACCAGTTTGAAAAAGGCGACTTGAAAGGTGACTTGGGACGTAAGCCTAAAGCACTTACAGCACTTGTTCGTAACTGTGTTAACATGTTTGGTGATTACAACGTTGGACTAGTAGCAACTAACCACACTTATGCATCTCAGGATATGTTTGATCCAGATGATAAAATTAGTGGTGGACAAGGCTTTATCTATGCTTCAAGTATTGTTGTTGCAATGCGTAAACTTAAACTAAAAGAAGACGAAGATGGCAACAAAATTTCAGAAGTAAAAGGTATCCGTGCAGCGTGTAAAGTTATGAAAACACGTTACAGTAAGCCATTTGAAAGTGTACAAGTTAAGATTCCGTATGAGACTGGTATGAGCCCATACAGCGGACTTGTTGACTTAGCAGAAGGTAAAGGTGTACTAAAGAAAACAGGTAACCGTTTGGAATATATCGATAAAGAAACAGGCGAAGCAATTACACAATTCCGTAAAGCATGGGAACGTAATGAAAACAATTGTTTAGATTTGATTATGAAACAATGGGATGACCATGAAGTAGATGATGTTGTAGAAGATATTGAAGTAGATGAACTAAATATCGACGAAGTAACATCTGAGGAAACTACTACACATGAAACTGAGTGAACAAGAAATCGAACAGTTTATGAACCTTTGGATGGCACTTAAACCATACATTACAGCAAAAGACAAGTATGATGCTTGTCAAAAGTTTATTATGACACTCGAAGAATCTATTGATATCGAAGAGTGTGCAGACGAGTTAGTTGGGTTTGACGGAACGGTTGACAAAGTATTGCGAGACCATTATATTGAACACACCGACTTTGACGAGTATGATGAAAATGATGATGTTTGGGACTAATGAACTGGTTTAACGAAATCCGAAAAGACATAGGTAATATTATCCCTGCGATTGATTATTACGAGAAGCAACTAAACGAAGCTCGTATAGAGTGTAGTTTAAAAGGTAATGTGGAGAAACATTCACGTGATATGCCTGGTATAGTTGAACATCGTTTTAATCAATTGCAGGAGATAGAAGCAATTCTTGAATATCTAAATATCGAACTCCGTAAAATTAAAACGGAAAAATATCGTAAGTTTTTAGAACATTACAACAAAGCACTTAGCAGTAGAGATGCTGACAAGTATGCAGACGGCGATTCTGATGTCGTAGACCAACAGCATATTTGTAATGAGTTTGCACTAGTTCGAAACAAGTACATGGGACTCATTAAAGCATTGGATGCTAAACAATTTCAAATAAACAATATTGTCAAACTACGTGCAGCAGGGCTAGAAGACATTAGTTTGTAAAAAAATTACAACCCTTTGAAAGTGCAGGATTCTTTTCTGCACTTTTTTGTTGACTTCCGAATCTACAATCACTATATTATTAATGTAGACGGAGGAAACAATATGTTTGAAGTTGGAATGGGAATTATTCGACAGTATCGTGATTACACTGCACTAGGAGAAATTACTTCTATTCATGATGATGCAGACGGCGAAACTCTCGTCACCGTAATGTATAACGATGGTGCAGTAAAAACTTATACTGAGTCTGCAATAGATACTCCTCGCATAATCGTAACCGAAGAGGTAATTTGGTAATGCTTTATAGCGTAATCGGCGGTACTAAAAAAGAACGTGCAGCAGTTGTTGAAGCACTACATTTCGCAAAACAGTATTGGTTACCACGACATCGTAAACTTACAGTTGATGTAGAGATTGCACCCAATCTTGCTGCAGAAGCAGATTGCTTTGAAGGTGACGATGAACGTGAATATGAGATACGTATTCGTCGTGGACTTGATTACGAAGATTTGATTACTGCAATCTTCCACGAATTTGTACATGTTAAACAGGATGTACGTAAAGAGTTTCCTATGTTTGAGCCCAGTGATATTCCTTACTTTGAACGTCCGTGGGAGATTGAAGCATATGCTGAACAAGAAAAAATGTTAAAAAAATTCAAAAAAGTTTCAAAAAAGACTTGACAACCAAGACATCTTACACTATATTATATATGTAAGCAAGAAAGAAGAGGACTTCAAAAATGGCATACATGAGTCAAGAGCGTAAAAAAGAAATCGCAAAAAACGTTAAAGCGGTTACTAAAGCATATGGTTTTACTGGTCGTGAAGTAACTGTTGGTGTTAACAATCACTCGACACTAGTTGTAAACATTTTTGGTGGCCCTCTAGACTTCATCGGTGACGCTCAGTTACATAACGATGAATACGCACGTATGCGTGGTGAGCAGTCTCGTCCTGTTGGTTCTTACATTCAAGTAAATCAGTATTACTGTGAAGAACATGCTACTGATCCTGTCATTAAGCGTTTCTACGGCGAACTGCTAGCAGCAATCAAATCGACGGGTTACTACAATAACAGTGATGCGATGATTGACTATTTTGATCACGACTTTTATATTGATATCAACGTTGGTCGTTGGGATCGTCCTTACAACTATCGTTCAGAAATGATGGAGGCAGCGTGATGCATATGCTGCTTCAAATTGTTCCACGTAAATATCACTATTATATTGGCTATATCGTTGGCAAACTTCAGTCGTTTCAAGGACGCAAATAATGACACCTGAACGTACTATGGATATTATAGTAAAAGCAGTAGGAGCAATCACTGTGCTCTTGCTGGTAGT